TCAGCACGATCCTTAGCAGCCAAATCAGCATCAGGTTGCCAAGATGGTTCAGAGTTCAACAACTCATCCCAAGACTCATAAATGAAAGTTATTGACCCATCATCATTGTTTCTTGTAATCATTTGTTTTTCCCTGGAAGTTTATGAATAGTCCAAGGAAGTGTTAAAAGAAACAACCAAGTAGCGTAAACAATGTAATCGTAAAGACTCATTATCTGACCACGCAATCGTGTGAATCGCCTTTAACATAACCCTTTTGGCATTCAACACAAATCTTCACCAAACGAAGTGTAGGTTTCTCAGCAGTTTTTATGACAGGACCAAAACCCTCTGGTTTCTCATCATAAATAACATCAGCCAACTCATCACACAAAGACAACGCTTCAGCGCCATCTAAAACCAAAGCCCAATCATCAATACCAAGGGTTTCAATTAAAGACTGTGCATAAAGGTCTTGTAAAGATAAATCCCCATCAACAATCTTGTTAGATAAATCTTTAATACGATCATTTTTATTCACAACATTATGAGCAATCCATCTGACCATAGAATCCAAATCAGCCTGTGGAATTTTCACAATAACGTGTTGATCATCCCTAGTTACTTGTTTCATTTATTTGGCCTCTTTCTGCATATCGATTCGAACATTTGACCCATCCCATTCACAATCATTACCATCCCCATCAACAGGTTCAAGGACTTGTAAAACCAAACTATCCTCGAGCCACGACAATTCCTCATTCGATAACTCCTGAGAAGCATCAAACGATATTTCTATCTTGTATTTCATTTATCCCTCTTTCCTTTTTAGGTTCTGTTGGTGAACAACGCAGGAAGCCCACCAACAGAAGATTATTATTCAATGACCTGCCATATTGCTTGTTAAAACACGGCCATCCACTAATTCAACTTCAAACCAGATTTGACCATAATTACGATTAACACATTTTTTATAGGAAACAATTTCTCTTTCCATAACACCAAAACGTGTTGCTTTTGTTTTATCTAATACTTCTTCCCAGTAATTCATTTTTGTTCCTCTACCCATTCAGAAAAAACTGTTGCAGCGGCAATTAGTTCGTTAGCAATCTCAGAAGCCTCATCTTCATTAAAATTCTTGTCACTTAATTGAAGATTGGCTTGTTGCAAAAGCATTCTTATATATCCAAAATCTTTCCTAACATCAGTTTTAGTAATCATTTTGCATCCCAATTGACTGACCATTGACCATTATTGCGTTCTGTTAAAGAAACATTCTTGTAACCAAAATGCTTTTTGGCTTTGAACATCTCATTAGCAACAACCCAAGTTTTATAGGTGATTCTAAATTCAGTAATCTGACCTGTTTTATCTTTATCAGTTATCATTACTATCCCCTTAGTGTGTTTCTAACATATGAACAATAGTTTTATTAACAGTAGTTTCAAATGAAACTGGATGATTTTTGTATGAAAGTTTGAAATCACAAGATGGACAAATAACAACATCTTGATTACTTTCATTAAAATCCATAATTGCGCTAAACAAATCAAAGTGCTTACTTAGTAAATCTGTTGAATGAGTTTTCATTCTGACCCCTTTCCTAAGGTCTTGTGCTTACATAACTAACAATACTCTTTTGTATAACAGAATCAAGTTAATCAAGCAAAATTAGATAACAATTTGATAACGAAAGTCTTAAATGTCTGATTTTTACTAGAACACTTGTTCGAATTTTACGTTCAGGTGGAAAAACTAGGCAAAGGATGGCTTAACAACAAACCATCCAAATCTACGCCCAGTATGGAATCTGAGGAGTCGGATGGGTGGTCTTTCAACCACAATTGCGCCACATATGAAAGAAATTCCCTAGCCGACAACAGGCAATCCGTTTTGCAGCCATTTCAGTCATTCGCACATTATCGATCTTGTGCTCGCTTGATTATTTTCTTGCAAGATAAAATATCTGCCTCAAACGCAGATTTAACCTGGGATTAGCAGGTCCAGAGATTTTGCAGCAGAGCCTCTGTCACTCAGATATAAGTTTTACCATACGTTGCACAATCCATTCAACAACAGGTACTGAAACAGCGTTACCCATCATTTTGTATCTTGACGAGTTTGGCTGAGAAGCAGTCCAATCATCAGGGAAACCTTGTAATCTTTCATATTCTCTTGGTGTTAATCGTCTAACAACTGGTTCGATAACAATATCTGCAAAAGATTTGTAATCCCGCTGAGTTAATGTCGAACTTTTATCGTCAAGTTTGTATTGTGAATGAGATTGTTTTTGTGCAAATGCCAGCGGAATACTACCAACATAACAACCTAAAGTTGGTGAAACTTCGTTATGAATTCTTGTATCATCTTTTCGATTGCATTGGAACAAAAATAAAGTTTGATCATTCCCAGTTGCAATAGTTAGAGATTTATCTTCAGACACTAGAGCACCTTTCCCCCCCCCCATCTTTGCCACCACGCATACGAAGCAAAGTTGCGGTTTCAATGAAAACTGAATGTCTATCATTAGTAGTAAGAGTATTCATAGGATCACCTAATTTTCCAATCCCTAATCCATTTCCAGACCCATCATTTTTATCTCCACGTTTACCATTAAATCTTGTTACTTTATCGTGGATTGGAATGATTAGTTCTCCGCAATTTTCATTAAGGCTTCTTTCAGTTTCAGCGGCAACTCTTTCCCTCTTTTTCCCGCTCTCCTCAAGATACCTGCTGCTGCTATCGGGCTCAAATAATATTTCGACAGGTCTCCTGTGGTCTCCACGACTTGCGACAATGAACACTCGTCTGCGCCGCTGTGGGACTCCGAAGTTTTGAGAGTCCAACACTCTCCAGCAAACGCCATACCCGCGTTCGACCAACGCTGTGATGACGATTCCCATATCTTGTCCTTGTTTAGATGACAAGAGGCCAGCGACATTTTCAAGGATAATTTGCTCTGCGTGTGTTTCATCAATGATTCTGATAATTTCCCAAAATAATCCACTTCGCGATCCATCCAATCCTTTACGAAGTCCTGCAATGCTGAGGTCTTGGCAAGGGAATCCTGCTGTGATAATTCCTCGTTCTGGAACAAATCCTGCTGCTCTAAGTTGTTCACCTGTTACTCCTTTAACATCATCAAATAGTTTTGTTTCTGGAAACTGCAACGCCAAAACTTCTCGGCATTTTTTGTCAATCTCAACTGCTGCAACGACTTTGACACCTGCTCTTGTAAGAGCCAAGTCAAATCCACCCACACCAGCGAATAGGCTGACAGCAGTTAAATTAGACAAGGTTTTCTTCCAAACCTAAATCGTTATACAACATATTGATTGATAAAGCCACAACACGTTTTTCATCTTCAGATAACATATTTATTTCTGAGATACGAATCAAAGACTCACCACAGTTAATAAATCTTAGAACTTCAACTAAAACTTTTTCTGATCGTGTCCACTCTTGTAAATCAATTGTTTTCCAATCAACAACATTTATGTCAAGGTCAGTTGTTATGAATGCTGGGTGTTCTCGCATCCAGGTCATTTTTACTAAATTTGCAGCGACTTTTGCTCTGTTCATCTTTTTGCCTCTGGAATCATCATCTCGATTGAAATACGGATTACTTCTGATACTGATGCGTTGTGCTGTTTTGCAAACGCTTTAATTGCACGCATTTGGTTGTTGTTCAAACGCAGGGCAATTAGGTTTTCTTTTCCTGACTTGTCAGACATTTTTTTCCTTTCGCAGTTAGGTTAATGTTATACGAAGTGTTCTGTGAGGTTGTGTCGGGTCAGCGGAAAGGGGACACAAGTGCCAACCCGACACAAGAGAGCCCCGCCAGGGAACTCTCGGTGGACATCTGAGCCACTAGGGAATGACTCAGATGACATCTTTAAGATTCGCTCGAAGTTTCTGAACCTTAATTCTAACCCACGCAACATAAGCCAAAGTGTCATCAAGTTCTTCAATTGCTTCATCTAAAACCTGATCCAAACCTTTGTCCTCAATTTTTTGTTTATCATTCTTTGAGTACTGTTGCGCACCAATGCCAAGAATTCTTTTCTCAACATTTTGTATAGCGTGACTGATTGCTTTTGCTAGTTGCTCACTTGTCATAAAACAGCCAAGTCTGACCAGCCACGCAAATCGTGTTTACCAACAAGCAAAGTCATAGAACCTGGAGAACTCCATTTGCCGCTGGAATCTGTGTAATATTTTGATCCTGAACTACTTGATAAACCATCTGATTCTTGGCTTGGGCATTGGAAACGAGTGAACACACCAAAGTCATCAATTTTAATATGATGGCGGTGACCAGTAAACCAAATCTTAGGTTCTTGACCATTATCTCTGAGCAGTCTTAAAGATTGTCCACGTAACCATTCAAATTCGTTTCTAGCAATTTTATGTCCGTGAGTGAACGCGCATTCCATTCCAGATAAATTACTTGTCACAGACATTTGATCGTGTGGGATAACCCATTCATCAACAAGTTTTTTATCATCAAGGATTCGTTTCAAAGTTTCTGATAAGAATCCGTCAGCGGAATCGCTATCTGTGCTTTGGCTTTTTCCGTTACGTCTGTTCCATTCTCCGTGATTAGAGAGAGTAGAAATAAATTTCATTTTTGGTGCTAAACCTGCAAACATTGAAACACCCAATGTCCACAAATCTAAAGCAAGAAGCAATTGTTCTCTTTGTGTGAGTTGAACGCTAAATAATTGAGATGGATAAAACTCGTTATTACATCCCTCAACTGGGTCACCCATATTCACAAAAGCAATCTGCTCAATGTTGCGACCAGTCTTTTGCAGTTCTTGAATCCTTTTAACAGTTTTTTCAAAAGAATCCAGAACACGTTTAGTTGTTGCCGCTGGACCACCAGAAGCAGACTTACCTAACTGCCAATCAGAGGCCAAAAACACAAATGTTGATGGTTCTTGTGAAACAGCCTTAGAAGCCTGTTTAGACGGCTTAAAAGCCCTAATATTGGCACGAATTTGATTTATGTCACTATCATCTATGGTTGGTGTTTTTTTGCGAGCAAAAGTTGCTCTATACGAATACAACCAGATTAAATCTCTATCACCATTATCTAAACGTTTTGATGATTGCCATTTAGACATTCGAACCTTGTCACCAACAACTTCAAAAACATTAGGATTAAGACCAAAAGATTTAAGAACAACAGACCAATCATCACCAATAGGTTCAGTTAAAACCCCAGTTGCTAGTTCTCCACCATCAGGTCCAATTTCAGCGTAAGGTTTTGTCGCCGTGTTAGTTGGAACGTTTTTGTATTTTTCTTCCTGTATTTGTTCTTCTCGAATAAATGTTGCTAGGGCTTCTTCAGCCTCAATCTTTGAATCAAAAGTTCCAAGAGTTGTGTGTCCGTGCTTCTTACCAATTCTTACTCGGTAACGATTGTTTGCACGTTTCTCAACTGTGCCGTATGGGCGTACTTCTTTCATTTGTCCTCTTTCTCGGTTAAATCACAATATCGTTTGAAATTGTAAAGAACTGTAATAAACCCAGCGAGTCCAAGAATAATTAAAATAATTCCTTGAAAGATGAGCGCAGGATTCACCTTTTAGTACCAACCTTTTCTGTCGTGAAACGCTAAAGCCCTACAAGGATTTCCCTTATATCTGGACTTTATGTAATCGATTCCCCAATTTACTTGGGTATAAGGATTAGTTGCGAAATCGACTCCGTGAGAAACCATTTTTGCAGCAGGTAATGCTTGCGGTATTCCATAAGCACCACTTGACGGATTTCTGGCTCTCCAAGGTTTCTTTTTCGTTTGCCAAGAACTTTCCCGCTGCCACAACTCGTCAATACATTTCCATTGTGACGCAGAATATTGCTTCTTAACATATTGTCTAACTGCGTTGATTACTACCTTTTCATCTTGTTCAACATAAGTTGGCGCAAGTAATATAAGTAGGTTTTCTAGCAATAGATTCCTAACCTAGTTGGATGGCGTAGCCCAAAAATCATAATCTGCGCCTTTTTTGGTTCTCACCAAGTTATAGAACACAGAAGATTCACCTTGTTGCTTTGTTTTTTGCAAATCTGCAATGAAATGTGAAATTTGTTTCATAGAGAAATCTTCAAGTGTTTGGCACTTGTATTCCTCACACGCCCATTTCATTACATCCTCAAAACTGAATTCCAATCGTTGTGCGATTTCTTTCAGCATTGAGATTGCAAAACCTAATTGTTTTTCTGTTGCTTTAGCACGACCCATTGGGCCATCAGCAACATTTACTGGTCGAGATTCTTTAGCAACAACTCGTTCCATTTCTTCACGTGATGGTCTTGGTTCGTTCTTACGTGTTGAAAGACCTAGTGTTGCGATACATCTACCAATCGCAGAAGTGCTACAAGTTTCCAGCGGAAAGTTCTTTGTGGTCATTGACGCACCAACAGTTTCCTGAGCATAATCTGTTGCGCTTGGAAACTGATCAGTTGCGTTTTTATACGCTGATGCTTTCACAATGTAAGAAGTGTCAGAATGATAAACAAGTTCTGTTTCCAGACGACCATTTGGATAAAGTTGCCAAAATTCAGCAATTCTTTCCTGAACTGTGGCATACGAACTTAAATCAAAACCCATCAGAAGTCCTCTCCACAAGTGCAAACATATTGGTAACAAGTACCACATCTTGAATCGGCTAAATCAGCCTGAAAAGCAAGAAACTTTGTTTTCGCTTGGATTGATAATTTGTCCCAGATTTCTGGGTCTGTAATATTAGGCAATTCTTGTCCTTTCCCTGTTATACACAATATAAAGGGTAGGTCTGACAATTAAAGGCTTTGGGGGAGTTTCAGCGTGTCCTCAAGGGTTTGCACACGATCATCAAGTTTTTCTATTTTGACCTCAACCCTTTTAATCGCACGTATAACATCTGGGAGTGATTTTCCGCCATTTGCAGTAGGGGAAATTGGGTAGGTTGCTTTATCAATATAATTTTGAATGGGCTTAACAACAACATATTTAACAATGACGTAAACAACAGCCCCAATTGCTGATAAAGCACCAGCAACCTGACCAGCCATAATAATTGCTTCAGTCATCAGAATCCCTTAAAGGCAGAGTTACAAGCCATATTACTAGACCACCAAGAATGAGAAAACCAGTAATTTTCTTCGCGCTTCCATCAAGTGTAAAAAAAGCAATAAGTAATCCAACGTACGTGTAAATATCGCCTGACATAGCAACAACATATTTTCTAACCCAATTCATTATTTACTTGACTTTCTCGTAGAAGATTGTGATACAGAAATGCTGGCCATAGAAGCGATCTGCGTAATAATAATTGCCCCCACAACAACAGACTGTGATTCTTCACGTTGCTCTTGAGTCATATCAGAACCAACATTCATAATCGCTTCGGTTGCCGCAAAAAGTTCAGCAACACCAGGTATTTCTGCAAGCGCAGTTGGTACTGCTAATTCTATTGTATTTTCAGCAATGTATTCTTCGTTTATTTGTTCCTGTATTTCCTCTACACTTAATTCAGGTTCAACGATAGGAGTTTCAAGTGTTTCTTCTTCAACAATTTGTTCAACTATTTCTGGTTCTATCACTTCTATCTCTGGCAGGACTATCTCTGGTGTTGGGGTTGGAATATCCTGAATTAAAATCGATTCGCTTTGTTGGTTATTTGTGTTTGTTTGTGGCTGTGATTCTTGCGTTAATTCTGGTGTTGGGATCGGTGTAAATGAAAAAGTTTCAGTTAGTGATGGTTCGGGTGTTGCGCTGGGAGATGGCTCATCTGTGGGAGTCGGCTCTGTTGTCGGCTGTGGGCTTGGCTCTGCTGTTGGCGTGGCTGTTGGGATAGTTGTAACACCATTCCAAGTTAAAAGATAACTACCTGTTTGTGACTGGTTACAGCACATAAAAGCGTAAGAAGTTGCGCGAATAAAATATGATCCTGCTTCAATTGGTGCAGAAACATAAGATGCTAAAACATTTGTGGATGAATGTGCGCCATCATCATTGGCAAACAATTTAGTTGCACCTTGCCAAAGTTCAACCCAAGAATCAATAAAGCCAAGATTAGTTTGAGGTGTTCCAGTTATTGTCTGAATAGTTATAGTCGTTGGTTCTGTTGCCTCAACAGGAACATCAACATAAGAAACTTCTGGTGACAATTCAATTATTTGTTCGTCAGCAAAACTTGGTTGCATAACAAATACAAATAAAAGTGATAAAAGAATTAAGCGCAGTTTGGTGCGCTTATACAATTATGCTTCCAAAATTCCTTTAGGATCAATGTCTTTACCAGCAGACCAACGAATGTTATCTCTCATTTCAAAATGCAAATGAGGGCCAGAAGAATTACCAGTATTACCTGACAAACCTATTTTTTGACCTTTAACAACTTTGTCTCCAGGTTTGACTTCAAGTTTTGAAAGATGAGCATAAATAACCCAGCCACCCTCAACTTTTTGTACTGCCTGAATCCCGTAACTTTTTCCCCAATTAGCAGGTTCAATTTTTCCGTCTGCAACAGCCAAAATCTCTGTGCCTGATTTAACAGCGAAATCAACTCCTGTGTGATAACCCTTAGACCACATTTTTCCAAGTTTTTTATACTTAGTTGTAATCTTTCCATCTTTAATAGGTAAACCCATTTTTATTTGCCACCCTCGGCTTTTTTGTTGGCTTTCTTAAATATGGCATCAACTTCTTCTTGAGTAAGTTTTCCGTCATCCAAAAACGCTTTGGCGAGATCAGTTGCAATTTTTGAGACAGCGAGTGCTCCCGCAATAACAGCGGAATTTATTGGTTCAACACCAATGAACGCACCAGCACCGATTGCTGGAAGTGCTGTCACAAGGAATAGTGCTATTGATCTAAAAATTACGTCTTTTATTATTGCTGGTTTCATTAGAACCTCTCTAAAAATAGATGCGCAGGTTCATAATTTTATTCTATACCTGAGTTTCCAAACTCATTTTAAGATATTTTTCCCTAGAAACAACCCAAGGTAACTTCTGCTCGGCCATACGTCTTTTGAAATCTGAGTGTTGGTTAGCGAAATAACCCCAAGGCTCAGAATTCAGCCTAAAAATGTGTCTATCATTATAGGAATCTTTTAAGTAATGCCAATCACGTTTTAGGTTTCTTTGCAGAAATTCTGCGTTAGCACCACGACCATCCATAATTATTTGTGTTCCATTCCACAAAAAGAATTCTCTTTGTAAAACATCCGCTGACATTGGTAAAGAAAAATTGTTGTATTTGTATCCTTTGATTTCTGTTGGTATTTGTTCAGGATCAGGACCATCAATGTAGATTAAGTCTGGGCTGAAGTTAGGTAAATCTGTCCACCTGTTTGCTATCTGACCGCCTGCCCCACCGAACTCAAACAGTTCAACTTCAGAACTGTGAGGGGTAACAAATTTTTGTATTTCTTCTGGGATTCTTTTTATGCTGGTTTCAAGAAAATATGGTGAAGCATCAACTGTTAGTAGTTGGAAAGCGTTTGGGTGTGTGCATTTTTTGAGATATTCTTGCCCGAATTGTAAATAGTTTTGGTACAGCGCGATTGCAAATATTAGGGTTGAGTAGCCTGATCCAAATTCTAGGATTGAAACAGCGTAAGATTTTCTGGCTGTTTTGTACAAAAAATATAGGTCACTAAATTCTGGGGGGTCTAACTGGTTTTCTCTTTGCGCTTTGCTGGCTGAGACAAGTTCATCATTTGTGAAACTGTTTAAGAAGTCGTTGAATTGTTGTTCTGTTGCAATGTCAGTATTGTGCCAAAACAATGTTTACCTCGCAGGTTGTATATACGTTGTATATACGTGATGATTATTCAGGTACTTCTATTTCTGTCCATTGTTGTTGATCTTCATCCCAAGTGTAAAATTTATCGTCATTTGGGTAAGGAACTGGTGATTCCCAAATACAAGAATCTTCGTTTAATGTCCAAGATGGGAAAGGTTGTGGTGCGTAAAAAGCATCTTTTGTTTCATCATAAACATAACCAATTCCAGCATAATTTTTTCTTAACGCTTTAGTTTGGTCGGCTGATGGTTCATTAGTTTCAGGGTTGTAGTGAACTCCGCCTCTTGTGTTATATGAGGTTTGTACCCAAAGTCCTGTGTATCGTGTTTCACGATTTTCATTAAAATAATCTTCGTCTACAACATTAACTTGTGTGACGATTCCGTCTACTACTTTTGCAAAATGAGCCATAATGTTTCCTATTCTATCGTCTTATACTCTGACAATTACAATTCCTGAACCACCAGTACCTGCGCCCTCGTTGGAATCTCCACCAGAGCCACCACCTGTGTTAGCAGTTCCAAAAGTTTTACCACTTCCCTCACGCTTTTGACCATCACCGCCACCACCATTGCCACCAGTACCTCTAGTGCCAGATGATTGGTCTTTACCACCACCACCACCACCAGCATAAAATCTTGAAGTTCCTGATATAGAAGAAGCAAGTCCCACTCCACCATTACCTGAACTACCAGCGTTTCCAGTAGCACCAACAGCGCCAGCACCACCACCACCACCAGATATTGAAAATGGATTTAACGCACTTGAACCTGCGCCCCCATTGTTTCCTTGACCTGCTGTTCCAGAACCACCACCAGAGCCATCATTACCACCACCACCACCACCAGAACCACCTGCAACACCACCAACACCACGACCTGTTCCACCACCAGTAGAAGTAATTGAATCAAAAACAGAATTAGAACCAGTTGTGCCGTTACCACCACCACCAACAGTTACAGTTTTATTTCCACCAGTAAATGCAAGTGACCCAATTCGCATACCACCTGCGCCACCACCACCAGAAGCACCACCACCACCAGAAGTGCAACCACCACCACCAGCAACAATAAGATATTCAGCAGTTAAAGTTTTTTTGGGGGTAAAAGTTCCATCACTTAAAAATGTGTGAACAAAATTTCCTTGATTATATGTAATAGTTCCACCAATAGAGGGAACTGCATCAGTTAAACTTGAATAAGTTTTTGGTGCAGTAATTGTTTGACTTAAAAATCTTTTGATCGCCATTATGCTAAATACCTCACTATAACTATTCCAGAACCACCAGAACCAGCAGTTGCGTTAGCATTATTACCTGCTCCACCATTACCAGTATTTGGTGCACCATTTTCTGGAGTAATAGTTCTATCACCAATACCACCAGCAGCATAAGTTGTAGTAATTCCGTTAATAGCGTTAGAAGCACCTACACCACCACCAGCATTACTAGAACCAGTACCAGTTACACCAACGCCACCTGCGCCACCGCCGCCACCACCAGATTGGTTTGCAGAGTTACCACCTGCAAAACCTTGATTAGCAGTTCCTGAACCACCAGTTCTACTACCACCCTGTCCACTAGCACCACCACCAGAACCACCAGTAGTTCCATTATTTAACGAAGAAGCACCACGACCACCACCAGTAGAAGTAATAGTTGAAAAAACAGAATTAACACCACTTGTTTCCGAAGCACCACCAGCACCAATAGTAACTGTGTGAGAAGTCCCACCACTTAAAAATAATCTTGATTCTGGATTACCCTCACCACCAGTAGCCGTAGTTGTTGAACGCATTCCACCACCACCACCACCACCACCTTGGTCTTTACCACCACCAGCACCACCTGCGACAACAAGATATTCAACACTTAAAGGTTTATTTGTTGTGAAAGTTCCATCACTCAAAAAAGTGTGAATGAAGTATCCATTTCGATAAGTAACAATTCCACCATTAGCAGGAACAGCATCAGCAGTTGTGCTGAACTTTTTGCCTGTGGTGATATTAGAAGAAACAAATCTTCTTATCGCCATAATTAGTTAATTTCTGCGCCGAAAGCGTTGAAAGTAAGATTAGTTGTACCAGAATAAACAGACACAACATCATTACCATTCAAAGTAATACCCAAAGTCAAAGCAATAGTGTCATTACCAGGGCAAGAAGCATCATAAGCAATGTAATGCTGATTAGCAATAGATTCACCATCAGGTCGAACAGCAATACGATAAGTATCAGCAGCAGTACCACGATTAGCAATAGTGATCGTTGAAATAACTGCTTGTTCTGAAGCACCCGCTGTATAAAGTGTTGTCAATGCTGGTGTTCCGATTGTTTGTCCAAGAACTGCGTATGTTGTGGTCATATTTTCTCCTTATGCGCCCATCAATAAAAATTCGTTAAATGTTGCTCCGCCGCCACCAGAAGTAAAGGCTTGCCACGCAGCACCATCATAATATTCCAAAGCATTAGTGTCAGTTAAATAGGTAAACATTCCCTCACTTGGTGAAGCAATTGCGCTACCTCTAGCCGCAGTTCCAGCAAAAACCATTAAAGATTGTTGCATCAAAAAAGTATTTACTTGTGCTGCTGTTAAAACATCACCAGCAGTAAAAGTCCTAAAACCTGCACCAGCCATTTAACTACCTTTCTTTAGAAGTATTCTAATTGCCCAAACGACCTGTGTCGAGTAGACCAAAAACAGCATCATCAAGCACGAATTCAGCAAAATCAAGGGTACTTAACTTGAATGTTAGTTCGTGAACAAATATACCAATGTTATGTTCAATTCCGATAATCTCCCCATACTTGACTATCTGTGAACCTAAATTGTTTGGGGTAAATTTGACCTCAATCTGATCAGTCAAATCTAAAGCCAACAAATTATTTTGCTGTTGCGAAGTCAATTCAGACATTTGAACAGTAATCGAATCAAAACGATACTCAGGTTCAGAATATTCACCAAGTAAAGAATCAGCCAAAGCCAGAGCATCAAGATCAGAATTGAACAACAAACCATCTAAGTTATATGAAGAAATACCATAAGAGTTCTGTGAATTAAAATCATCAACAGTTTGTGGATTACCACCAGCCCGAGTCACAACAATTCGGTTATACAAAAATTCTGATCCGTAAACAACAGCAACATTAGAAAAAGGAATCCCAGAACCATCATCTGCTAATACAACTAAATCAGTAGAACTTGGGCCAGCCAAAGTGTCTTGAAAAGTTGCGTTACCTGAGTTGTCAATGAAGAAAGAACCACCTTCAGTTTGTTCAACAATTTGTAAATAAGTTAAAGCACCAGTTCCATCATCAACAACATCACCTTGCAAGTTGATTGTTCCAACATCAATGTTTCTGTTTGCTAAAGGCCAATTAACTTCAGGTCTGCTAAGAACAGTATTTATTCTTGCACCAGTAAGTTGAGGAGTAGCGGTGTGTGCTGCTAACGCCTGTGTTGCCAACAAAGTGAAACCATCAGAAGCCAAAGCAACAGCCTGATTATCACCAGATGGCTGATACAACAAATTCCAGTCATCAATCAAACCATAGAAAACTGCTGAACCATTTGATCTGACACGGATTTCTCTGTGAGGAACAATCTGACCAGCATAAGGACTTAAAGCGTACAAAGGATCAAAAACTCTTGTTGTATTATCAAAAATAACTTCCAAGTTTCCAGCATCATATCTGTCAAGTTCACGCGTTTTACCACGATCAGTATTTATTGAAATAACATAATCTGTGACATCATAAAAAAGTGTTCCACCAAGAGTAAACTCTGTGTTATCTAAAACACCTTGAACTTCATCATCAAGAGTGAAAAAAGGTCCACCTTGTGAAGTTAAATCAAAACCAATTTCAACTGTTTTTGTTGGTAAAGCCATTTAGACTCTCACAAACACTTGACCAGATGAGCGTTCATATTTTCTTATTGCTTCAACAATGTCGCGGCCAACTTGTGCGCCATTTGTTCCGATACCAGCATTAACAGTTATGTTGTAAGTACTTCCCATTCCAGCGTTTTTACCTGACAGGGGAATAACTGCTTCAGGTCCAGCCTCGCCAATAAGTGCATTTGTTGGTCCAGTAACAATTCCACCTTTAGCCATACGAACAGTTTTATTTTGCAGAGCATAAGCCAAAGCAGTATAAGAAGCCGCTGCTGTTCCAGAAGTTTTCAAAACATTTGCCGCTTTAGCAAATTGAGTTGAGGTTAAAAGTTTTCCTGGTTGCAATATTGTTCCTGTATCAGTTTTGCGTTTTTCTTCAGGAGCAGGTCCACTTGGGCTAGGAGCACCGCCTGTTGGAGCAGTTGTTGATAAACTTTCAACTACTGATTTTAGGTCTGCTCTTGCTCTTTCTAATTCCGCTTTGATTCCAGCGACCATAGCCTCTGCTTGTTTAACACCAGCGTCATAAAAAGCCACAGCACCAAATTCACCAACTTGATCAGCAACATTGAATATTGAATCAACAAGAGTATTGACTTGATCAACTACTGTTGCGCCACCAATAATTATGCTGTCAGCAATCTTTGAACCAGCCTCAAAACCCGCATTCAAAACTTGTCTAATAGCACGTTCATTCAAACCAAGAACAACAAGTTGTTTAACCTTGTCAGCGAAAAGAGTCGCCTTAGTTGCCTGATCCGCTAAACCTTTTAAGAAATCCTCAGATTCGGCTGCTTTACCAAAATCTAAAATACCTGTAATTGTGTTGCCGATTGCATCTTTGAAATTTGTAAATTTTCCACGAACGTCATCAAGTGCTGATTCTGCTTTACGTAAAGCATCTTCAAGATTATCCACAACGACTTGAGCCGCACCTTTTGCTGCTTCTTTTACTTTTTTAAGTTCTTCAGAAGTTTTTTCTAATCCTTTGTTCATTTTTCCTACGCTTGGGACAACTTCAGTAGAAATTGCTGTACCTAACGTATCTGTTTGTGCTGCTAAAGCACCCATATTGTTAGATGCTTCAACTGTTGAAAGACTGATGCGTTTAAGTGCGACTGGGGCTATCTGGCCAACTTCTTTAACATCAACCCCAAACATTTGTAAGCCTCTAATTACTAAATTCATTCCTTTCAAAAACAGATTCATATGATCAATAACAAAATTAAGTGCGCCCTCAGCAAAAGTAATAAAAGCGTTACCCAGTTTTTGTATTCCTTGACGGAATTTGTCTGAGGTTTGAAAAGCGTGAATCAATGCAACAACTAAAACTGCTAGTAGTGCTGCTACTGCATATATTGGGTTTGTTAACAAAACTAACGATAATACTTTAAAAACTCCAATAAATACTTGGATTGCTCCAATAACTTTTCCAATGACAATAAGTAGTGGGCCAAGAATTGCTATTAGTCCCAAAACTTTCAATCCTGTGTTAATTGTTTCAGGACTTAAAGCCTTAAATTTATCGACAAGTTTTTGAATTTCAGGAATCACTCTGTCTTTTATGACTGCGCTGATTTCCATTGCAACAGGAAGAAATACTGAACCAAGTTCTTGCCTTAAATCTGAAAATTCCCTTTGTAGAGCAATTATTCTTCCCTCGGGTGTTGCTAAAAGTGATTCATTGAAACCTTTGTAAGTTGAATTCAAAACATCAACTAATGCTGCGGCACGTTCAGATTCTGTACCATTAGCAATCTTTTTCTTAGTATCCTCATCAAGAACGAAACCAACTCTTGTAAGAGAACCGAATTGACCATTCAAGGCTTGAGCCAAACCATTTGTCATTGACTTGAAATCGTCAGCGGTTGCCGTAGCACCTTTTTCTGCTAGAACATAATCTAAAATCGCTGGAGTAAGTGCAGAGATTGTGTTGGCTTGTAAATCAAAAGTTGCTAATTGTGCTTGTGTTGTAACAATGCTTTCCCTTGAAGCAACACCAACTTTTTCTAAAGCAGCGGCTTGTTTTAATAAAGCATCAACTTGGGCATTTGTTGCACCACCAGTTGTTAATAAAATTTGTCTAAGTCTTGAAGTTACAGCCTCGGCTTCTATGGCCTCTTTGATCATAAAACCTAAAGCCCCACCAACAGCAAGAATTGGGACTGTTAAATTCTTTGTTAAAGATTGACCAACGTTGTCAAAAATCTTTCCAACAGCACCAAATTTATCTATACCTGTTTTGGCTCTTTCAAATTCTCTAACAGCAGACTTGATTCCTTTGTCATCAAACTGCGTGAGAATCGGGACAATAATTGCCATTACTTAACCACCAATAAGTTTCTGTTTACCTTTGCGGATGCTTCTTGTAAAGAACGTTCAATACTATTATCGATCAAATTCTGATTTTTCAAAGCGGCAGGCCAAACGTAACGTGAAGCACCAGAAGTCCTATTGAGGTTTCTTATCAATGCTGTTCCTTGACCATTCAATCTGTAACCAGTTGGTCTGCGATTAGATGGTTTAGCACGACCTGAAGAACGACCAGAAGTTTTTTTACGACCAGCCATATCAACAATGGCCATTCCTCGACCTAAAACAATTACTTTCAGTAAAGAAGTTGGTTTACCAGCACTAGGTTTCTTTGTGCTTGTTTTGACTTTAGTTTTATTCTCAGAACTCTTGAAAGCGGTTGCTCCTGAATGGGTAAAACCTGACAATGGAGCAGATTTAGGTAGAGCGTTTTCTATGCTTCTTGCATAGGGTAAAGCAAAATTTTTAACATCAGTATTTAACTGATCGTAAAGACTTTTATCTAATTGTTTTAATTCTAAAAGAGTTTCTCGTAAACCACGCACTTCGGTTTGTACTGTGAAACCCACTATTACCTCTTGTTTGCTTCTGTTGCTCTCCAACGCAGATACATACCCATTGTGAAAAGCATACGATCAGTCTCCGCTAATAGCAAAGAGGGCGCAATTCCTGTTTCACAAGCCAAGTAAGCAATAAACCAATGCTCAGAGTTTTCTCCGAGCGGCTTTATTTTGGGTCGTT